CTTGTAATGCGCCTGTTCCTGCTGGTTGTACAAATAAAGCACCATTAGACTCTAGTCCAATAGTAGATACTCCACTAAAGGATAGGGTAGGAGTTCCGTAGACTGCTGTAGTGGTTGTAGGGATGTAAGTTCCAACAGAAGATGCAAGTTCAAACTGTGCGCCCCATAAATATACGCTATCAGTTCCGTTGCCTAAATAGGTTGGCAATCGGGCATCTGTTGCATTTTGAATAAATGCTAAAGACATATTGCCTGCGCCAGATGATGTTGCTGGTGCTGTAATAGCACAACGATACCATCCATTTCCCGCAGAAGTAATAGTTGCCGTTGTTGCAGAACCAACTGTTCCCAGTACGCCAGTATTTATGTCAAAATTAGCAAAAGCGTTTGAACCAAATGTTGCTGAAGAAAACAATAATTGTATAAAATCGCTAGTGTTCTTTTTTACATAAAACGAAAGAGTGTAAGAAGTTGCGTTTATTGAAGTAATTGATTGAAATATAAAGTGTTGTGCAGATGTATTACTAATTAAATATGTATCGGCTGTTAAAGTTCCATCAGGAGCAGTTGTTGTATTTGTTCCTGATACTGATGAACCAGTTTTTCCCCAATTGGCATTATTTAATTGCTCTGAAAAAGTAAATAAATTCTGCCCAGTACCATTTAACCTAGCTGTCTGTCCTGTAATCGTAGTAGCGTTTACAGTAGATGGGGTAGTAGCACCGATAGTAGTGCCATTGATTGTGCCGCCTGTGATGGCTACTGCGTTGGCATCCTGCTGTGCCATAGTACCGAGTGTTCCATCAATACCTGTTAAAGTATTGATTTGTGTTTGCAAGGATACTAACGTATCGGTAACAACCTGTGAAGTTCCTGAACCACCGCTGCTGATAATAATGTTCTGAGCAACATCTGGAGAAAGAATCTGACCGCAATCAATCTCATTACCATCCGACAAGTAAACAACTAACGAACCATCAAAGTCAATCTTAGCGTCAACAACAGAAATACCGTCTTTACCATCAACTCCGTTAACACCATCTTTACCGTCTGTACCACTAACACCATTAAGACCGTCTTTACCGTCTACTCCGTCTTTACCTGCTTTACCAGTAGGACCTTGAACACCTTGCATAGCAGGAGTATTGTTTAGTTCTGCTAACTTAGCTTCTAGCTTAGATTCAATGGTTTTTAACGCAGAAATAACTAAATCTACGTTTTTACCAATAGATTCTTCTCTTTTAGTCTTTGCATCAACAAGAGTTTTCTCTACTTGAGCCAAGGCTTGTTGCTGTTCCTCTAAAGAAACAGACTCATTGCCTATCTTTTTGATAAAATCTTTGATATTCGCCATTATTGTGACAATTTAGAGGTGAGGTTATTCAAGAAGTCTTCCTCTGCTTTTCCTATTGTAGCAGCTTTGTCAGACATTTGCAACTCAACAATCTTAGTATTGTTTTTCAAGTCAGCTTCTTTTAACATTAACTCAGCAATCTTCACTCTGCGGTCAAACTCTCGGTTGGCTTCATCGTCTTGGCTTGGTAAATTACGAGAAACAGCAGAAATAACCTTGGCTTCTACCTCTTTTGGAGCTAATTGAGCCTCAACCATCGTCTTTTGAGCATCTGCCATGTCTTTAGCAGCACTAGCATCAAGCTGTTTAATCTGAGCTTGTTGTGTTTGCATTGCCAACTGAGCCTGAACTTGTTGCATTTGAGCTTGTTGTGGGTCAGGTTGCGACATTTGAGTAAGAGCTTGTTCCATCTCAGCACGATTCGATAGGCTGGAGTTAGCGATAATGCCTTTGAGGATGATTGGCAACACAGGAGTGTTAGGTCCAAGCGTCTGTAGCAACCCAATAAGCTGTTGCTGTTCGTATTCACGAGCCATGATACCGAGTGTAGCGGTAGGCATGAACTTCAAGTCTACAGAAGGATAACGCTCAGGGTCAAACTGCATATAACGGAAAGCAGCCTTCTTAATCAGCGGAACCATGAAGTCTTCTTGGAAGTTTGTTAGGGTACGCTTGTATTTCTTGATAATTCCAGAAACAGCCATCGACATACCAGCACCAGAAGAATCACGAGTGGCTTGTGATACCATGCCTTGGCTATCTAAAGTACCAGTTGCCATGAGAAGCATACGCTCAAACTCACGAGCAGTGGCTGCAGACTCAGGGCTGGTTGTGCCAAACTTAAAGGGCATCATAATCTCAGCAGGATTACCATTCGTGAGAATAGCTTTGCCGGGCTTCACTTCAAACTTAGCGCCACGGGGTAAACGAGTAGCATCCATCGCAATCATAGGAGCTGTAGTTAAAGCAAGACTGTCTAGGTGGCTACGAAGTTGTGCGTCGATAGCCTTTTGCATATTGTATGCTTTCTCAACTGTGCCACGACCCCAGAATCTATTAGGGACAGTGTCATCCTGATAAGCAACTACAGGACGGTCTTTCATCATGTAGGGATTCTTCTCAGCCTTGAGAAGCAGTCCATCATTAGCAATGACCACAATAGCCTCTACAAGCCCGCTGTAGGTGTCTGCAGTGCTGTCCTCGGGGAATAGGTCAACTACCTCGTCTCCTTCGTTCTCAAGCTGTTCTAGGTACTCTCTAGGGACTAATCCGTAGTATGTCAGGAGTTTAACCTTGTCATCTTGATACTGGACTACTTCTTGCGTTACTTCTAAGTCATCGTCAACACCGGTAGGTCCAATGTCTACCTTGCGATAGATACCCTTTTCCATTCCTTCAACCACTTTGTGGATAGAGACAAACTTCTCAATCGCAACACCCATTGCTTCATCAATCGAAGTAGCGTTAGGGTCAATCAAGAAGTTCTTAGGGTTAACTGGGTTTACTTTAACAAAGAATACTTCTTTCTCTTGTACGCCATACGCTGCTTGCGTACTGCCCGGAATCATCTGAGTAGAAGGAACGTACTCTGTATCGGTCTTGACCATAATCTCGCCAATACCAGTACCATAAATCTCTGCCATCAATTCAATCTGGTCAACAGACTTACGAATCTTGTAACGCTCTAAGTCTTCTTTGAGCAATGCTTTGATTGCTTCAACATCCATCTTGTTGCCGTTGACATCCATCACGTCATCTTTGATGTCAAAGAACTCACCATTACCAAAGACTGCTTCCATGATTTCAGCGTGGCGAGTCTCAACTGCTTGCTGCGTTGCGGGACTGATTAAGCGACTGCGCTCGGACTCACGAGTCTTGTCTTCAGAAGCCCACACACCACGGAAGATACGCTCGTATTCTTTCCAGTCTTCTAAGTAGTTCTCGTCACGGCTATCACGCCAGCGGTCACAGTGTTGGACAACAAAAGCTGTTAGTTCTTTGTCGGACTCAGAGGGTTCTTCCCATTGAGTGCCTTCGTTCATGTCCATATTCTCAGCCATTTTAATCCTTATTTAATAACCACTAATTACGTCAAGAGTTTCCCACTCATCACCACCATCATCAACATCGAAGTTGGGGCGGACTAACTGCTCGATGTACGCTAACGCATCCACCGTGTCATCGTGTACTCCCTGTGTGGGGAACATTAGGAGTTCATCGACAAACAAATCAAAATCACCTTCAGCGTTTAGGATAATTCTACCATGCTCTAAGTTACCCTGTAGCGCCCAAGTCACTCTGTCTACTTTTTTCTTGTTACCGTGTGTCAATTCTTCAATGTGAGCGTAACAGTTCAGTCTTCGCATAGCGTCCATCAGTGGACTCATAATCGCTTGCTTTGCGATACCACGCTCAATCCCTACTGCCAGCGGCTGATACTCTTGGATGTTTTTAAGTATTCTAAGCGCAGTGTCTTCAGTTGACCAACGACCTGTCTCAATCTTATCCACAAACCACACATTACTGTTATCTACCTTTACACACGCAATAGCGGTTTTATCTAATCGTTTATTGGTTTGCCTCTTACCAATCTCATCAAAGCCAGCGCAGTCTACTGCGATGTACCATGAACCGTCTTTGGGTTCTTCACCGAACTTAATCCATTCTTCTTTAAATAAACCAGAACCAGCATT